ACATCCTGACCTAACTTCATAAACTGGTCTGGGTGGTTGTTGTAAATAAGAACAACAGTTCTTTCATTCACAGCGCCATCAGCAATCTGTAATACACCTTCATAAGAGGTGCCGTGGGTGGCTGTGCCAATTATGGCATCACCTGTAGTGTGTATAGATGCCTGTGGAGTGCTAGTGCCAATACCAACATTTCCATCACCACGAACAGCAAGCATTGATGCCGCACTAGTATTTTCTACAAGCAAAGCATAATCAGAGGAACTGGTTCCTGCTCTTATGCGAGTACCAAACGCTTGACCTCCTGTAGTACTAGAGTTAAATCGAGCGGTGTAGGCGTTGGCATCTCCGTCAACGACCAGTTTTGCAGTAGGGTTTGTGCCGTTTACGAGCAAATTGCCTGATGAGTCGATGCGCATGCCTTCTGTGCCTTCGTTATGAAAGGCCATATAACCCGCACTACCTGAACCACTGTATTCTCGTATTGCGCCAGTGCTTAAACCTGTTTCTAATTTTAATTCTGCATACGTTGTTGCGCTTGTCGCATTTGTATTTAAAACTCTTGCAGAAATACCGCCTGACCCTTGTGCGCCTGAAACGTCTAAAAGATTTGTTGGACTGCTAGTACCAATACCAACATTGGCAGAAGTGTCTATTGTTAAAGCATTAACAACAGAAGCGTCTGTTTTCGTGATTAAGACATTCAACCCTTGTCCAGAAGCGTTATCACGTTGAGCTTGGAAACCTACATAACGCGCAGTGTTGCCCACGTTTGTTAGCTTAAGCAGTGTGTCTGCTGTGTTGATTGCAGATTCGGTGTATATGTGTGTCAGAGCTTGTGGGGCGTCCGTGCCGATTCCAACCGAGCCTGCATTGGTTATCCGCATCCACTCATTTTCAATAACACGGTCATCACCATTAAGTTTTTCACCAAAGGCTAAAGCATCAGCTTGGTCTACAGTAATGAAATGTGTGTCTTCGTCAGCGGCTAAACCAACATCAAAAGCCATAAACCTCTGGAGCGGTAGAGAAGCATCGCTAATAAGAACTTGCGGCTCTGTAGCCTGTACATGCAACACAGTAGCAGCGTCTGGAGTAGTACCAATACCCAAAGACTCCGCAGAACTATCCCAGAAGAACTTCGCAGTCGTGCCAGTGTCTTCGTAAAAGCTGATGTCGCCTGTTGGCCCGTCTATTTCTAAAGCCTTAACTACTGATGAGTTATAGGGACTGCGCCAGAACTCTAATGTACCGTCTGTTTGAACGCCGCCTTGATTAGTTACCGCTCGTATAGACGCCGCTTCATGTGCACCAATACCACTACCGTCTGCGGAATAGAATTGAATACGCCCTATTTCATCACCTGAAGTCCATGTTCCTCCAGAATTACTGATTTTTATTATAGAAGGGGAAGCGATTGTTCCATCAACAGTCAAACCATCCATCGTGGCTGTGCCAGTAACGTCGATGCCTGTGTTCCCTGTGGCTAGTTTGGGGGCATTATTATAATAAAGAGTTGTTGCTCCGCCGCTTGTTGCAAACAGGTTTTTAACACCAGAAGTATTGCCTATTTCTATATTTGCGCCATAAATTTTTAAGTCGCCAGTTCCGTTATCAATAATGTAACTGTGGCTACCTGAGTGATATAGCTGTAGGTCAGAGCCAGCACCGAAGATAGCCTTGTCAGTGTCTGCAAACAAAATGTCATTACCGTTAGACGCAAGATCACCACCAAGCTGTGGTGTAGTGTCTTCTACTACGTTTTGCAAAGCAGAGTCCGCAGTAGTACCTTGTGCGGCAGTAGCATAGTCAGAAGAGTCAAAAGCCTTAACCTGTGCAAGGTTAGTAACCTCTGAGTCCATCAAGGCACCAGCGGCTGTAACATTGGTTGCGTCGGTTACGTCTGCGTTGGCTTCAACATTATCTAGCTTAGTACCGTCTGTAGCCAAGTCTCTGCCATCCACAGTACCTGATACAACAATATTACCAGTTACATTAACAGAGTTACTAAAGTCAAATGCATCTGTTGCCCCATTCCAAAGTATGGACGCATCAGTAGTGTTACTTACTGCGTCTTGTATAGTAATTCCTGCCCCATTAGCAGTAGAAGAAGTATCTCCTGAACCGTAGTTTAGAGTAATATTTTTATCTTCTACATCTAATGTAGCTGTATTTAAAGTAGTAGTGGTACCATTTACGGTAAAGTTTCCATTAACAGTAAGGTCGCCTGAAATCGTTCCGGCATCTGCAGTAATAGTTAAATCTGCCCCGTCCCAAGTTAGGTTATCCCCGCTTGGGTCGCCAATGCTAACTTTATACTGTGCACCTGTGTACCCTAAAAAGAACCCATTACCTGTATTAAATGCAGTTTGACCTCCTTTAATTACTCCACCAGAGCTTAAAGTGATGCCCGTATCTGCAGTGTTTAAAGTTACGCCTGTATTAATCCCACTCTGGGCCTGGCCTTGTGGATTTAAGTTCTCCACTTGACCTATTGTAAGGTCAAGAGTAACTAAGGGCGGCCCTACTACTATAGCCATTATTGGTCTCCTTGTAAACGCACTACTAAAGCGTCTTTTGCAGGATCTGGCCTAAAAGCGAGTTTCCATATTTTTAATCCAACAAGCGAAGACTCAAAAACAGTGTCTATTAAAATTGATTGTGCCGCAATTGCACTTAGAGCTACTGCTGAGAATACAGCAGGAGACGCAACAGTAGGTAGATCTGCCTTAAATACTATTATATCGCCGGGTACAAAGTGTGTAGAAAATTGACCGTCTAGATCCTGTATAATAGAGGGTGTAAGGGGTTGACTATCTACAGCGCCAATTTCTACAAACTCTGTTTGGCCTCCGGAGCCGGTTCCAATATTTCTCCAAAACCCCCTTCCATTCAGTATATCTGTATTCCACTCATAAAGCCCAATACTTGCCGCACTATGGTCAAAATAAATCCAAGTCTCTCTACCTGCAGGGGCGTTTGATACATTTATGGACTGAGTTGTAATAGTTACCGGATCAGCAGGGGCCGCATTAGAAGAAACTACCGCATTCGCATTTTCAAAGCCGTAGCTATTACCATCAGAAGATAAAGAAGTAGTATTATCTGATATTATACCTTTCACAATTCCATGCACTCTATCTGCACTTAAAATAATATCATCCTCCTCTCCTAGAGAAATAACTATTATAGTATAAGGCGATTTATTTCCTGAAGAAGACACAGTTCTAACTCTAAACTCATAAGTGGCGGTAGAAGATACAACAAAATCAGCTGTGCGATCTCCTACTAGCACCGGGTTTCCTCGAGGATCATCGCTAATATTATGAGCAATTTCATAGTGGTCTACTCTAGCAAAGTCAGTGGGGGCGTCCCATCTCACAGTAAGTTGCCTGTTTCCATTATCTAGGTCTGTCTTTGAAACAGTTAAATTTTGTACAGAAGGAATTTCTTGGGGCTCTTGCTCATCGAAGGTTGATACGGGAGTAACTCCTACTTCGTACCTTCTCTCAACTTCTTCATACTTTTCATTAGAGTGCTCTACTCCAGTAATATTGTAAATATTTGAGGCGCTCTGAGCTACTGATAAAATTCTGTATAGTTTTTTAGACCCGCTTATATCTAGCCCATCACTATCAATCTCTCTCAAAGCCCATACACTATTTACGGCGGGAGTCACGCCAAAAGTTCCAGAAGAAGCAATAGTTACTTGATTTGCAGCTGCGCCGGGATTTGTGACTGTATTTGCTTGCACATACGTGTATTCTTTCCAACTTGTTACAAGTTCTGTAGCACCTGCCGAGTCTAAGAAAGCATTGGACGTTTTTTCTTCTGTGTCCAAAGCTGTTAAAGAAAAAGACCCTCCACTGTAGACAAAAGCTTCTGGTACTCTGTCTCCTTGATTATAAGTATTACTATTAATAGTTATAGAGGACTGTCCAGTGTAAAATGCAGCGGGAGCAGTTACAAGAGTGCTTAACTCATAAGTTGTCCCTGAGTTAAAAGTAACACTCCTATCAAACGTCAAAGTTGTGCTGTTTGCTGCGGAAGTTCTACCGCTGTACTGAATACCTGTACGCTTATTGTCTGTTATATTAATTATGTCGCCAGGCTTCAAAAAGCCAGCGGCAAGTGCAGTACTGAAACTTACAACTTCATTTTGATTTTGAGCAGTCCATAGCTTCCATTTTCCAAGACGTGTAGCCTGACCTTCAGAAGTGCAGCCAAATGCTACAGCAGCCTGAGTAATTAGTTTATTTTGTCTTGAGATGGCTTCGGGATCTTCTACAATTAAAGGTACTGGTTCATAGTTTAACTCAGGGTCATTCCATGTGACAATGACTTGATTTACTCGAGTGCGCGACCCCGTGCTTTCATATATAAAAGAGCCATCAATAACGTTTGCTTGTGAAAAAGAATAAACAGCGTCTTGAGCAACGTCTTGTACTACAGTAATTTTACTATCCATCCAGTATATTAAACCTGTAAAGATAGTTGCCATATCTTTTAAAACTTTGTAAACGTCAGTAGCTTTTGTAAGATAAATATTTGCTCGATACCTAGGCTCTAGCCCACAGACTGTACCCGTTCCTGTACCTACAGAAGTTGCACGAAATTCTGTATTAACAGTATTTGCAGAAGAGCCGTGATTTGTAAAAGTAGTATCACCTACTGTTTTAATTTTGTAGTACTCGCCAAGTTTAAGGTCTGTAGCGTTAACCGTCTTACCATCTTCTACAAGCTCATCACAATACTTTGAGATTCTATATAAAGCGTAAATGTCTATATCAGAAAGAAATAAGTACTTTCCTGCCCCATAAGACGTGTTTAACAATAGATCGAGAAAAATCCAAGCAGGGTTATCTGTATAGTACTTAATATTTTTAAATTCTCCTCCCCAAAACTGCTCATACTCTGCTTTTCCAGAAGCAGAGTACTCTCTAGGAGTATAGGTGTCCGGAATAGAAACTAATTTACCTCTTAGATGAAAACTTCTTTTAGGAACACCTTTAAAGTCTCTACTAGAAAATTGCAATTGTGTNGCCGCTGTATATGGAAAAGTAAACCTATCTTTAATTATAGCACCTAACTGTGTAATATTTGCAGTTGCTGCAAGCTGCCATTTCTTTCTGTCAGGGCGCCCATCATTGGTGCCTGTTGAAGTTACTGAGAGCCCTATATGACGAGTTACTCGTATAATTCTAACTTTAAAATCATCAAAAGGTCTATACACATCAAGATTAATTCTGTGCTCAAAGTTTACTGGTGCAGTTGTAAACCCTTTGTGCTTAATATAGGTTGGATTGATATTAGGAAAAATATGTTCATAGTCTCCAAATACTCCATTTCTTTTTAGTGAAATTTCCATTAGGTAAAAAGCGTAAGCATCTTCACTATTGCCACTTTCACCAAAGTTATTAGATTTAAGCGAAGGATACTGAATATTATAATAAATCTCATCTGCTTCCAATAGTTTAGACGAAGAGTCTAGTCCAAAATCAGCAGAGTCTAGAATAGTAGGAGAATTATTTCTATCTGTGTGCTGGTTTTCGGGGTAAGAGGTAGCATCGCTATCTAAAAGAGTTACATTTAAACTATTCGCAGAAACAGTTGTTAGTTGTTTTAATTCTGTTAAGTTAATTCCTGACACACTTCCAATAATAGAAGAAGAGCCTCCATCTGCGTCTCCAAAAGAATTAAAGGATCTTTCGCTAGTGGGGTTTCTCCCTAGTTTTATATCAAATTGTAAATTGTCATACTTTGTAAGAGTGTTCTGAGACTGCGTTAAAGCAAGGGCAGCGTCATAGTTAACATCATAAGTAAGCTTATTAGTAATAGCTATAAATTTATAAGTACCTGCTGGGGGAATCCCCGAAAGGCTTCCCGCATCCACTGTTATAGTTGTGTCGGTTGTAGTACCCACAATATTGTGTTTAGTCCAGCTACGCAGTAGGTAGCTATTCGCATCAGGAAAGTCTGCTTCGTTTCCCCAGCCGGGAGGCTGAAACATCATTGTAGTTGAGTTAACAAAATACGATAATCCAAACTTGTCTACTACTCCCGGATTGACTAGCTCTGTCATTTTGCCATTATCATAAGCACTTGCCCAGTCTGCCTCCGTAAAGGGAGTTCCACTGTTTGCAACACAAGATACTTCTACTATACCAAGACTGTTTGTGCTCACAGTTGTAGTTACTGCTTCTTCTAGCTGAAATAATCTTAGAGTTCTAATATTACTCGTATTTTGTATAAAACCCGGAACAAAAAAGCCCGCAGACAAAGTTCCTGTTGCTGAGGTGCCATCAAACGTAATAGTAGCCGCACTTAAAGCTCCAGGGGTAAAAGAAGAAGAGGTTGATTCATCAGTAATAGGATTATCATTTAAATATACACCACTAGTGCCGCCAACAAGTCCTGCTATTGGGCCTTCGCACAAAATATCTGTAATACCTACATTCTGCGCTGTAGCTCCTTGATATGAAGAAGTTGAGCTTTGGAGTGTATTAAATAGATTGCGGTCTAATCCGCCAACATTAAATCCATTACTGTCAGTTAAAAAACCAGTCATTATGGTCCTCCTGGCGCAGATTGGCCGGTATCTTTCATGTCACCATTCTCGTCTTGGCCGCCGCCGCCATCTCCTGGATTATATGTTCCTCCGTGAGACCCGCCGCCCCCATCAGGGCTTGCGCCTCCGGGCACGCTATCATTGTAGAAATAGCCGCCTTGGTTCCTAACTACCATACTAACAGGTCTTCCTGGTATTCTTAGTTCTCCGTATAGTAAAGGTACAGGGTCTCCTTCTACCATAGTCTGTCCACTTCCTTGGAATAAATAGCTTTCATCTTGAGTATCTGTAGAAGGGTCGGGCAGCATCATTTGTTGAATACCTGACAGTGCTAAACTTGCTGTAGCACTAATTGCGGCAGCTCCCCACCCCGTAAGACCGCCACCAATATTAACTGCCCAGCCGCCGACAGCGGGCGTTGCGAAGCCTCCTGTAACATAAATTATTGCAGCAGCAATAATAGCGGCGAATATTTTTGCTCCCCCACTTTTTGACCCCATGGGTTGAGGAGATATATACATATCTCCTTCTTGAAAGTTGAGTAAAAGCTCTCTATCGTCTTTTAGAGGGGTTCCTTGTACTTCGCACATAAAGCCTATGTTTTTCTCTGTGCAGTCCTTCAAATACATTTGAAATTTTGGGTCATTTCCTGCAATACATTTAAAAACATCAGCCACAGAAGACGCGCGCATTTTTAAGTTACTGCCGTACTTCTCGCCAAGTTCTCCGTCTAAGTATACATTACGTAACATATCTATAAATTCCTACAATCTTTTTATGCCAAAAGGGAATAATTGAGTCCCTACAAGAAAGTCTGTTTTCTGCGTGATGAAAAAATATATCATTGCCTAAGTAAATACCACAGTGGTCTGGTACATCGTGTTGTACTTGAAAAATTAATACATCATTTGGTTCTGGGCTTTCTACCTTTGTAAGCCCCCATTTTTCTATAGCTTCGGGCGTAAAGTAGTTTAACCCTTTATCCCACCAGTCGTCCTCAAAAGGAGCACGAGCAGGTATGTGAATTCCTTTTGAAGCAAGCCAATCTCTTGCGGCTTCAAAACAATCTTGTGTACCAAACTTATACTCTCTACCAATTAAGGGATTGAAATTTTTTTCTGGCTCTTGTACGTGTAAATTCATCTCAGGATAGCTAAAAATATAGTAAGGTACTCCTAAAGCATTACAAGCATTAATGTCATTTGTGCTTGGAGTACATTCGGCATCTGGGTGACTATGTACAATTGCAAAAATATCTGCTTGTTTCTTTATCTTAAAGTAGTCTGAAGATGACATTATAAAGTCTTCATCTGACTCTGCTACATTTTCACAAGGAAAGTACTTTTTCTTTCCTTTTACAATTCCGATCACGCCACAAGCTTCTCGAGGGTATTCAGCCTCTAAGTGATTCTGTATTTCTTCTATCATTTAAACTTCTTCGTTCCGGGGAACCCTCCAAATGGTAAAGCAAATGANGTATCAAGANTATCATCGGTCGCATTTCCNTGAAACCTAACCTTGCACCCTCTTATAGTCTTTGAGCAAACATCAAGTCTTTCCCAGTACGCACCACTAGTTTCTGGAGGCCTGTTTGTGGGTACAGTACGAAGAGCCTTCCAAATTTTTGTATGGCTGCTAACTATTGTCTTAACTGTAGCTCCCAGAGAATAGGTGTTACTAGCAGAATATGTAGCAATTACGCCGATGTTTTTTGTAATAACATCATTATTTATGTCATAAAAGCGTCCGTTGCTGTTCAAGGGCCAGTTACAACCACCATCTCTTGATATACTATAGCCTTGGTACCTCCAAGGACAATACTTTCCCACAACTATGCGTCCAGGAACAACTACTCCTTCAATATCAAAAGGGCTCGCTAGCTCAAACTGTACAGATAGTTGGTTCTCTTGACCTACTCTATCTATAAGGTATGTTTCTGTAGGAAATTCAACAGGTGGGGTAGAGGGTGCTGTGTCTGTAGAGGCGTAGGCATAGCTTAATAAAGTTTTTCTGTAAGTAATTCTCGAGTCTAACAAGTCTACGTTGCTTTCAATTCCTTCTGCTGAAATAATGTTTTCCATTAAAGTTTCGTCGGCAGTACCGTCACCATCAGAAACAAGAGTTCTAGCAAGCACGGGAATATTTGCTATAGATAATGTAGGCCGTGCCATAGGGCCGGAGGCTTCTGCAGCTATACCTGATATTTCAATAGGAATTGCAACGTACTCTTTTAAAGGGTATTTATTATAAGTTGCAGAGTTCGAATCATCGTCTAGAGTTTTTTGAGGGAAGTATATATTAGTAGCTCCTCCCTCTAGCCCATTTGTCAAATATACTACAGTTCCACTAGGCAGGCGTACATCAAACAAATGAATTACAGCATCATCTGTTTCCTGTAGCTGTACTGTATCAATTAAGTCTGTCATGGCTCATATACTCGTCTAAGTGTACAGTTTAAATTATGAAAAGAATCAGTTATATAAGTAATATTGTAAGATTCACAGACAACTTTTATTGCAGTGTCCCCGCTATGGTCAGTGACCGTAAAAGTAAAACTCTTTCCAGCTTTTACATCAAAAAAAGCAGCTATACGATTAATGTCTGCCGCAGTACGATTATTAAAAGAAATTGTAAATACGTCTAGCTTTGTGTTGGTGCCGTCTAAAACTCTCTGCTCGTAACCGTCCCCAAACTTAGCTGTTAGAACTCGTTGCACGGATTCTCTAGCTAAACCTCGGTCAGCTACTACAGTTACATTCGAGGAAGGGTCTCCTGAAGCAATATCATTTTGTGCAATTATAAACTGAAACTGTGGCATTAAGCTACTCCATAGGGGCTAAGCATTCCCCCTACTCTCTTTTGATTTAATAGTTCTTTCTTAACAGCTTCAGATATTGCAACACCAAGTTTTTCTGCCTGTGCCCCGTTGCTCTGAGTGTTAGTGTTTGAAGCCCCTTGATTGTCTACTGCGACATTTACAGTTACGTTATTTTCTTGACCAGCTCCAGACATCTGAACAGGAATAGATCGCCCGTTCGGAAGAGGAACTACAGCTTCCGTTCCGTGAAGCATTGCAGGATAGCCTGCTTGTGAACCTCTTGCTATGCCTCCTGCTGAGTATCCAGGCATCTTTTTGCCTTCGCTAAATATGCCGCCGGTTCTACCTGAACCACTAAAAGCAGGTATATTGAAAGATGTAGGGTCGACAGCACTAGTTAAACCTCCTCCAGCATTTGTAACATTTGTAGGAATTCCGCCCGAAGGCTGCCCAAACAAACCACTTATCGCACGAAAGATTAACATTTTTACTGTCATTTGTATAATATACTGTAAAATTGATTTAGCCATATTTGCAAAGGCATCTTTTGCTTTCGCAGTGCCATCAAGTATAGAAGTAAAGGCGGTTGCCATTCCCTCTTCAAAACTTTTAGCAACTCCATCACTTAAAACATTAATATCAGTAAGGTCTTCTTTCATTAGTAGAAGATTGTCCCTGTTTCTAATCATATCTGACAAAGCTTGTCGCATTCCTGCCTCGGCCTCTGATAGTGCAGCAGCTTCATTTGTCGCTAGTGCGCCTCCAGGACCTAGAATATCAGTTCCTATTGTATTAGATAGCTCTTGGGCCGAGCTGCGTATCTCTGGATCGTCAGAAGTTTTTGCAAGCCTATCTAATTTAGCTTTTTCAAGTTTAAATTGATTCTCTAGAAGATCGTACTCCATCCCTATTAGCTTTTGTTTTGTTTCTATTTCTTGTTCAATTAGTGCTTCTTTTTGTGCAATAAGTTCTGTCTCTAACTCAATGCGAGCTTGTAGCTCTCTTCTTTCTTTATCTATATAACCAAAAGGACTTCTTTCTTGCTGTGCCAGACGATCCTTCATTTCGTTTTCTAAATTTCTATTTGCCCTAGCCCGTCTTTGCTCTTCTACGGTGCGCTGTTTTTCAATTTCTCGAGTTATGCTTTGCTGCGCGGTTAAAAGGTCTTTTGCCTCTTGTAGGTTTGTTGATATAGCTTGGAACTCAAGATTCGCAATTTTTCTTTTTCTTATTTCTTCCTCTGTTGCGAGTTGATACCCCAGAGTTTCTAGCTCGTCAGTAGCGAGCTGCAAAGCAACCTTAGCGGCGGCTATTCTATCTGCGTCTCCAACACTTGAGGCAGCGTTAAAGGCTGCTTGAGCAGCTATTTGGGTATTAAGAGCTTTAACCGCTCGAGGTATAATTAGCAATCTTTCATTTTCTACATTTTTTATCTTGTCGGCAAATGTTAAACCTGCTGTTTGATTTTTTGCAAAATCTTTATTAGCAGTTGACTTTGCCTTTTCCAAGCTAAATATCGTTTCTTGAACTTTTTTATACTCAAGAGCAAGTTCATTTAAATATTGATTCTGTACTATAAAATTATCAAGCTCTTTCTGGGCACCTTTGATCGCGGCTTCAGCGGCCTCTTTAAGCCCTTTTCTGCCTGGGTCGCTCGCAGATATTATCGTTTCAAAAGCTGTGTCTATACGCTCCTTGGCCTGCTCACGCATTCTAGGAAGAGCGCTATTGCTCAAGTCTGCCGCAGTTTGAGCAACTGCTCCTAGTCTAGCAAACGGACTAACTTGTATGGTGGCTCCAACATCTAGCATTGCTGCATCTAAATTTTGTAGCGCTTCTGTCATTCCTTGTATTGATGTCGAGGCCGTAACATACTCTTCTATAACTTTACTTAAAGATTGTTTTTGGTCTCCTGTTAAGGAGCTCGATTCTTTAAACGCAGCCGCAAGCTCTTCTATCTCGGGGGCAAGTTTTGCGGCAATATTAAAAGTATTATTTAGTTCTTTTTTTGCTTTATCATATAGCTCTGGGTCTATTGCCCTATCTAAGTTTTCAAAAGCTATTACACTGTTAATTAAATCAGTACTGTTTAAAGCATTACCAGAGGCTACTACTGCTTCGGATACTCCAAGAAGGTTAGTACCCATAAGATCTACAGTTTTGGTCAACTCCTCGTTAACCCCTCTAATTTTCTCTTCAAAAGATTCCATCTCTTCTTTAGCTTTTCTTATCTCTTCGGGTATAGGATTAAGGTACCTGTAAAGCTCGTACATCATAGAAGCCGCTAAGGCAATTAATCCAATCCAACCCATTGCGGCAGAAAGAGTTGCCATGGCAGTTGCTGCTGTAGCGGCAAAACCCACTACAGCAACCCTTGCGGCGCTGAAAGTACTTTTAACTTGTAATCCATACAACTTTAAGTGTGCTTTCATTTTTGCTATGGAAACCCCGTGAACTTTTTCATTTCCTTTTATAGTAGCAACTCTGGTATTATAAGAGGCTCTTAAATCTGCTACTTGTTGTGCATTAAATCCTTTTAACTTTCCTGTTATTACAGCCCCATGATTATCTATATCCCTTTGAGCGTTTGTAAGTATTTTATCCGCATTTCTTTTTGCTGTTGCATTATCATGGGTGCCGAGTAAGAAGTCGGCTCCGGCGCCTCCCTTTTTACTCTTAGGCTGCGGTCCTAGTAATGCCTTTGACGTTTTAATTGCATCTGCATTTCTTTGGGCAAGAGTTTTTCCAAATTCTTCTGTCTTAAGCTTGGCTTTATTGACTTGCTTTTCGTAACGTTCTAAAGCTTGATTTTGTTTCTTTAAACTAGCTGCAGCACCGTCTCCCATGTCTTTAAAAGATGGAAGAATAGACTTAATAATAGGTAATGCAAGAAGCCCAAGTGCTGCTGTTAAAGCGGTTGTATTAGAACTTAAAAAATCAAATACAGGCCTAAGAATTTGAATTACATCTTTTTTAATGACATTTATAAGTTCCTCGAAACTAACTAAAAATCTGTTTAAGGAAGCAGCGCTTGGATCCATTATCGCTTCAATAGCGCCAAACTTTCTTTCGGCCTGTGTTAATACTTCGTTAGTAACTGCTTGAGTTCTTTCAAAAGATGTAAGCTCTCTGCCCGTAATATTTAAAGCATTTTTGTACTTTTCAATAGCTGGATCTAGTCTAAGAATAATACCTAATTCATCTAAAAGCTCGGGCTCAGCTTTTGTTACACCACGAATAAGTCGGTTAAAAGAGTCCACAAGATCTCTTCCTAAAACAATCGAGGCATTCTTAGCTGCGGCCCCTAAGTCATTTAGTTGAGACGGAGATAGTCCAGACGCGGTTCCAATTGCTGCCGCCTTAGAGGCTTCAATATAAGAAAGTTGCCCATCAGTAGCATCTTTTATTCCTTGGCTTATAGTTTTGTATGCTACACCTGTTGTAGCTGCAAGGGCTTCTTGACCTGCTATAAGATTAGATACATCACTGGCATCTTTTAAAAACTGAAACACGGCACTAACAGCAAATATCTGAGCAGCTAAAGTAGCATACGCAGGAACAAGGCCTCCACTAATTCCTTGCGCCATTTTAGAGAAGTTTTTTGTGCCGTTTGCAGAGGCTTGCGCAGCTCCTTTAATTCTTCGATCAGTAGTTTGAGCGCTTTCACCAACCTTCTTTTGAGACTTATCTACACCCTCTAGCGCAGTTCGCAGCTTTTTAGTGCTGACAGTGGCTTTTTGCATCTTGCCATTGACTTCAATATCAATTTTAATTTTCTTTGCCATTAGCCTTTAACATTATGGGTGTACTGTTTTCCACCGCTGGACGCTGATTTGCGCTCTTGCTGCTTACGCTTTCTCTCTGCTTTGTCTGCCCTAAACTCTACAAGTTTTCGTTCATACATCTTCATAATATAGAGTGTTATTCTTGGATGCTCTACATCGTATAATTTAAAAAAGTAGTCTATACCGTCCCAATACTTTCCCATGTATGTTCCACTCATTCCTTCCCAGTGATCCGGTAAAAGGCTGAACATAAAAAATGCCACTTGAACTTCTTCGGGAAACTCCGAAAGCTCGAGCGGCATTTTGGTAGGGTCGGGTTCTTGTCCTAACTGCTCACAAATAAGCAAATACTTATCTACGTCTACTGGAGAGTCAGACTCGTTTATATAACGAGTTAATAGAGATTCAATTCTCTCTATTTGTTCCCAGTAAAATTTTCAAGATCACCTACTGTCTCTGTAACCCATGTATCAAATACATTTGAGTTCTTCATCAGAGTTTCAGCATTGTCTTGAGTAAATGCTAGTTCATCGTCGGAGTCAAGATGTGAGATATCTACCAAAAGAAGCTCTTCTAGGTACGAATACTTTAATCCTGTCCATCCTTTAATTACTGCACGACAATATTCTACAAGAAACTTTTCTTCGTCAAGAATTTCTTCAGGTTGACGAGTCTTTTTATCAAACTTAGTGGTTACACACTTTTTGCGTAATTTTAACAGCTCTTCTCTTGCTAAGTAGCAAAGAGATACTTCCATGTCCGAGTAGCCCGGAAATTCAATAGAAACTGTTTTACTTGGAGTCATAAGACTCGAAAGAGATACGGGTGAATCGCTCATTATTTGTCCTTTTAAAATCTGAGAAGTAAATTTATATTCTGTAATTATAGTTGAGAGGAGCTAAAAAGTCAAGAACTTTTTTTCGCACCATAAAAGAAAACCCGCCGGAGCGGGTTTTTAGTGTTAAAATTATTGTTATTAGACGCCTACATAAGTTAGGGTAACGTCATCCTTTCCTGTCATAGTAGAAGGCAGGGCGTGGAAGGTAGTCTCTAAAGAAACAATATCTTCGATTTGGTGAGTGGGTGTTTCAATATGGCATGTAGGCATTTTTACTGCAATTGATCCCAAACCAGCAGTACCACCAATTGTAAAAGTAACTGCAAAACTGTTCTGACTTAGATTTGTTGCAGTTGCTAAGTCGTCAAAAAATGCAGCGCTTCTTTTATACCCAGCAGCGCTTGGGCTACCATCGTTATCATTTAAATAACAAGTAAAGTTTCCTCCGATTGCTCGATTACCTGTTACATGACCTATGGGAGCATTAACTTTACATAACTCATCAGGAGTAAGGAAGGTAATATTGTTTTCAAAATTAATAGTGCCTCCCGTGATCGTAAGATCATATCCTGTAGCGAAATCATCAACGTTATCTCCATCTTGATCCACATCGTCAGCATCGGTGGTTCCTGCCCCATTACTCTCACCAAATACAGCAATATCTCCAGCAAACCGGTTATTGGGTCGAATAGCTAAAGAAGTTACACGGTTTCGTAAATAGTTACTAGTAGAAGNTAGTCCTGTTTTAATAGATGNAGAAGCATCTAAAGAGGCTTCTTGACCAAGAGTAGCTCCGAAACCTGACCAGTTAATTGTTGTAATTCCGTCAATATCAAAGTCAACTGAGGCCGAATTAACAACACACTTAGTCATTTTATAAATAGTTTGTCCAGCACTTTTTGCAAAAGTTGATTCAGCTGCATCTGTAGAGCATCCACCAAGTACAAAAAATAGTTCAAACTCCCCAAGAGTAGCTGTATTTGATAACGCCGAAGTGACTACCATGCTGCTCGTGCGCCCCGCATTATTAGACGTAATTGCCGCCGGGTTCCAAGCACCTGTACCTGGAGTGTAGCCCGTAGCTCCAAAAAACATAGCCCAAAGAGCCTCCTCTACTGCTGTGTGTGTACTACTGTCTAAAGTAGGTCGAGCATAGGTTGAAAAAGACCACTCCGCAGGCTCTAGTGCGGTGTTAAACATGGTTCGGCCCCGACTTGACTCCGATCCAGTCTGCATCTCATTTAATGCTATCTCTTGTGTTGCTGTTGCTTGTGAAAAAGAAAACCCATCTAATACAGGTAGTTTCCATATATTATCGCCTACTTTCATATATACATGGGTATTGCGTGCTAGCTGAAGTGTTGCTGCTGCCATTGTAATTCTCCTAAAAATTGAAAGGACAAGGGCGTGAACGTTTGTTCGTGCCTGTCGTTTCTAGTAATGAACCTGAACGAGTATTTCTCCTACTCCAAAAGGCTCAAGAACTCCTTCATCAGTATCAATACTGATAATTAAAATATCGTGTGTGGTTTGTGCATTCCCTTGCTTATCTGTATAGTCAAGGTTTCCGTGAATTTCTAACACGGTTTCTACGTCTTCTATTAACCCGTCAAGCGCTACAGTAGCATCGCTTTCTTTGACGTAACAACGTATTGTTATATTAAGATAGCGGTCTTTATATCCACCACCTTGATATACTCTTGTCTCGCTTCCTGCATTTAAATGAACTGCAGGAAAGGTTTCTACTTCGTCCCAGAATTTGAGTCGAGGATGTACTTCATCATACAAATCGGTAATAAATGCACCATTACCGTTAATTAATTTTAACTTTGTTACAAGAGCATCAACTATTGCAGATCTACGAGTAGTATGTAGTCTATGATTTATGCTCATTATACTCTCCTTGTGTAGAATCTTCCAATAGCAAACTGTGCTGCAATTTCTCTTATAGAATGGTCAATCAGCTTTCTAGGGTCTCTATTGGGACTGCTTTCAAATACATCATACGGACCTCTTTGATACGTATACCCAATACTTGGAAAGCCTTGTGGCGTTGCTGTTATATCAGTAACTCTAACGGACCCTGCAAACCTACCTGTTCGATTTACAAGTCTTGGAGCACCCATATTGTCCTTAACCGTGCGGTTTATCTGTTCGTTTAAGGGACCAATTAAAGAAGCTAAAGGAATTAAGCTTTGCTGAGCTCCTCCGACTTTAGGAACTACTCCCTTGCCGATAGAGCTGTCTCTTACAACATTCACACGTGACTTATCCTTAACTTTTCCTTTCGCACTTCCTTTACTTTTTTCTTTAACTTTTTTTCGTGGAGTTCCCGTTACTTTCTTTTTTGCTTTCTTTATACCGCTAGATAGCTCATACAGGGTTACATCTTCTAAGCCTTGAAGTAACTTAGTAGATCCTTCATTGTCTACCACATCTTGCATGTATTTTGTAAAGGTGCGAACAGCCGTAGCTTCAGTTTTTGCTAGCTTTTGGTTAGACATTGCTGTCTGCCAACTAAGTACAGGAATATATTTTTTTGTAATTCCCTTTGCGTCTATATTCTGTATGTGCTCTAAGTCTACTTTCATAGTTCTTTCGTACTGAGTAAACCCTTGTAGCAAGACTGCTCTGTCCTGGGAAGATCCTGTAAATTCTCGTATACTATCTCTTGCTGCTGCGGCTCTTACGGTAGAAGCTGCAAAACCTATGGTCTGGCCTCCAGCAGATTCTGAGTGGCCAAGCTGTGCTCCAAACTTGTTATCTGATCCACCCACTCTATTTAAATTTTTATTGTCTGCGGAACTTAGTTCTTTTCCGCGTTTCCTAAAAACTATTTTTATAACTCTTTTTAACGTACTTGATTTAGCTCTTGTAGCTGTTGCGTAGGTAGCTACATAAAATATAGCGTCTGTGGCTTTTAGACCTATAATTTTGTGCGCTTTCAGTTCCTTTAGTCGGTCTGAACGAACTTTTGCTTCTAAGAGCTTTAGCCTACGAGTAAACTCTAACCATATTTCATTTTTTATGGCTTGATTAGTCTTTAGTTGAGGAACTAATTGTGATAAAGTAGTCATAAACCTTTTCTTGTTTATGACTAATATTTGGCCGTGTTGCTTTTCTAGGACTTTTCGAGTCGAGCTGTCTGCTTTGTTTGCACTTGCTTTTAGATCATCTAAGACTGCTTGAGCTTGTTTTTTGAGTGCACTACTACTCATTAAAAGGTTTTATATAAATCGAGAACTCGTTTAATGTGAGCAGGAAATCCTACGCCTTCTACAACAGGAGCGTTTTCAAGCGTAGCTCCTGCAAGAGTTCTTCGAGCTTTGTACTCGTCTTTGAAGTGAAAGTTTATTAAATCAATAACTGCAAGTTGAAGATCTGCGGGAGTACTCGCATATCCTGCGGTATATGTAACTTTTACAGACCCCGCACCTCGGGGCCAGTTCTTATAGGCAGACCCCGTAACGTACAGTACACTATCCGTCTTTTTGTCAAGATAATAGTCTGTAGTTGGCACGGTGGTGTAACTTTCCGTTACGGAGTCTCTTTTTTCGACAGAAACAATAGTATTTACAGGACTTTCAGTTAACTGCACAATATGAGTGCTCCAGTCCATATTAAACTCTTCTACTTTATTAGTAGCGTAGTAATCAATAATACTATTGCCACAATAAGTTTTTACTAATTGATTCACAGCATTAATAATGCGATCAATTTTATAGTCATCACGAACATTCGTAATGCCTTCGGCGTCTTTAAACTGCTGTAGGGTAATAAAATTTGCCATAATAAATCAATTAGTAAAAACTTGGGGAGGAAACCCTCCCCAGTTTATTTAGGGAGCTATTAAGATGCCGCTTGGATCAACTTAACAACAGATACGTCAGTAGTACCATTGTTAGCAACGAGCTGGTTGAAGCCAAGTGACTGGCTAGCAACGATTACTCGACGCTGGTTAAGTACTTCGTAGTCTTGCTCTACGGATACACCGCGGAGACGTGGAACTACGTGGTTACGAACGTTTACAGCGTAGCCTACAGATGCGCTTGCGCCTTCTGCTTCGAGCTGGTCAGATACAACTACTGGAGTTCCAAAGATTGAACCTACAGAACCTGTAATCTTAGTCGCGATATCAGAGCCTACGTCTGTGATGTCGGCAAAGCCTGCATCAGCAATCAGATCGTAGTAACGCTTCTGCGATACAACATAGACCAGATCTTCTGGCATCATGCCATACTTACCCATGAGCTTACGTGCTCCAAGGAAGTCTGCTGCATCTACAACGCCAGTACCAGCCGCTGCTACAGAAGTTGTAAACGTGTTAGTGCCTGCAAGTGCCTCAAGGCCATCAAATGCCTGAGATCCGCCAGACGTACCATTAAGAAGGGCATCATCTACTGCGCGAGCGTGTGCACGTGCAACTGACTCAACAAGCATTGGCATCAAGTTAACAAGAACTTCTTCGTCAACGTTGTTGTCCATGAAAGTAGTCGAGATCAATCGAGTTGCTTTCAGGATTACTTGCTTAGCATTATACTGTACGTTAGTGACTTGAGGACGGTTCTCCAAGTTACCTGCGGTATCAGTATTTGCGCCCCAAGTTGCAGGACCTGCATCTGTCTGGATTGGCAATACTTGAGTCTGTGAGTTAATTGTGATCTCACGGAAAGCTTGAGCGAGCTTAAGCTCGAGCATGATTTCCTTCTCGATTGCAGTAGAGACTTCTTGAGCAATATCACCAGCATTAGCTGCATAGTTGATACCTGCTTTTTCCATAAGGCTCTTNGAGTAGTCAGTTTCCCAACCTTTTCCAGTCATAACACCAAGAAGGTGTCCGTACATGAAGTCCTTGCCCCACTTTGAAATGTTGCCCGAATCACTACGATCGGCAAAGATGCGCTTTGAATCACGCATAGCAGTGATTTCAGCATTCTTCTCTTCCAAATCTTTAGCGTGTTGTGCAATGATTTCTTCGAACTTAGCGTCCTTTTCAGAAAGCTTGCTCTGAATATCAGACATCAAACGCTCGGCGCCTGACTCGATACCAGTTTTAATTACAGCCTCAACTTCAGCCTGCTTAGTGGCTTCAGCTTGAGCTGCTTCTTGTTGTGCTTTAGCTTCTGCTTCTACAGCAGCTTTTTCCTCGGCCTGACGCATTGCGATTTTAGCAGCAGTCTCATCCGCTACCTTCTTAGCAAAAGCCTCAAGGTCGATTTCGGGAGTTCTTACTTCCGACATTGTTATCTCCTTTTGAACTGACTTTTCAGTTCCATCCGGTGTATCACTAGCTTCAAATGAATCTTCATCCTTAGCCAGGGACTGACCGGCTAGATCTACACTATTNNTGAAAGTTTTCTTGAATTCATTGTACTCNTCNATAGAGTCAAATGATTTCGCCAGAGAGAAAGTAGCTGCTTGGTTACAAGGTACCGATACTACTGATACTTCAAACAACTCAGCGTCCTTAATCTTTAATCCGTCAGTTTCCG